GTGCTGAAGGACGCGACCATGCTCATCGGCGAGCAGGCAGCCGAGACGATCGAGGCCGTGCTTTACGGCGTGCTGAAGGCCGGAACCAACGTGTTCTACGCCAACGGCTCTGCGCGTAACGCGGTCAACACCGCTCTGTCGCTCAACAAGCAGCGTGCCGTCACCCGCGCCCTCAACGCCCAGAAGGCGAAGAAGATCACGCGGATGCTGGCGCCGGGCCCGCAATACGATGTCTATGCCGTGGAAGCGGCCTTCATCGCCGCGGCTCACACCGATGTCGAAAGCGATATCCGTAACCTGGCCGGCTTCGTGCCGACCTCGAAATACGGCTCGCGCAAGACGATCTCGGAACACGAGATCGGTTCGGTCGAAAGCGTGCGCTACCTGCTTTCGGCGGACCTCGCACCGTTCCCCGATGCGGGCGGCGCGACGGCCGGCTTCGTGTCCACCACGGGCACGAGTGCGGACGTGTATCCGATCCTCTATTTCGGGCAGGATGCGTTCGGCCAGGTGCCGCTCAAGGGCATGGAAGCGATCACCCCGATGGTGGTCAACGCCAAGCCCACGGACTCCGATCCGATGGCGCAGCGCAACTACGTATCGTGGAAGACCTACTACGCAGCGGTCATCCTCAACGATTCGTGGATGGCTCGCCTCGAGGTTGCGGTAACGCTGCTCTGATCGTCACCGGGGGCGGGGTAACTCGCCCCCACCATTTCGAAGAGGGGAACACCCATGAACGAGAACTACGCAGCCAACGTCGAGGGCACCGGGGCCAGCATCGACATTTTTTGCGGCTTTGTCCCGGCAGCGGTCCATGTCGTCAATCTCGACTCGGCCACCATGGAGCAACTCGACTGGTATCGCGGCATGGCCGACGCTTCGGCGGTCAAGACCGTCACCGGCACCGTGGCGCGCACCAAAATCACGTCGCTCGGCATCACGCCGCTGGGTGACGCGGAAAGCGATACGACCGAGAAGGGCTTCCGCATCGGCGCCGATACCGATGTCAATGTGGACGGCGAAACGCTGTTCGTCATTGCGCTGCGCGGCGGCGCGGGCAACCAGTTCTAGCTGGGGGGCTGGGGATGAGCGGGGGCTTCGGCTCCCGCTCATTACCGTGATTGCCAGCAAAGAGTCCTCGAAGAGTGTTCGGGGTATCCTCAAGGAGTCCTCCGATGAAGAACTATGAAATCACCATCAACGATACCCCCAACAGCGGCCGCCAGCCGGTGAGCGTCAACGGCCATACCCGCCATTTGCCGATCGGCAAGAAGGTGACCGTCACCGAAGCCGAGCTCGAAGTCCTGACCCACGCCAATATCGGCGTTTCGGTGTGGGGCGAGGCGGGCAAGGTGGAAGAGCTTCCCGAAGAGCCGGAAGGCCAGTCTGCGGAAGCCGAAGAGGCCGGAATCGAAAACCCGATCGAAGAGCGCGAGGAAGAGCAGGCCGCCGAACAGCCGGAAGTTGAGGCACCGGAAGTGCACCCGCTCGACCATGATGCGGACGGCGAAAAGGGCGGCTCGCTGTCCAAGGAGCCCCCGGCGCTGACCGGCATGACCAAGGACGAGCTTGAAGCGCAGGCTGAGCTTGAGACGGTCGATCTGACCGCGATCGAAGGCACTGGCGCGAACGGCAATGTTCTGGCCAAGGATATCCGCGAAGCGATCGAAGCCAATCGCCAGGCCAAGGGGTAAGTTTCCCTTTCGGCTGGAAATCCAAGGGGCGGTGCGGCATGATCGCGCCGCCCCTTTCAACAGGAGAACCCCAATGCACCTCAAGCAAGTCCCCCTCGAAGAAGCCAGCGCAGACGAAAGGCTCGTCTATGCGCGCGAAATCCTCAATCTCGATCTCGACGAAGGTTCCACCGACGAGCAGGTGATTTCCAAGATCCGCTCCGCGCAGCCCGGCCTTACGGGCATCTTCGTTCCCGAAGAGCCGGAAGCCGAGACCGAACGGCAGGAACCGCCGCACATGCGCGAGGCGCTGGTCGCGGAGGCCGAGCAGCAGGCTTCGCGCGGCAGCCTGGGCCGCGACGATCCCAAGGCGGTGATCAACATCACCGAAATGGAAACCGAGGAAAGCGAGAGCGCGTCCCGAGTCGGTGTCATGGTCGGCGTCAACGGCGTGTTCTGGCAGCTTCAGCGCGGCGTGAATGCTTCCGTGCCGTGGCGCGTGGTCGAAGCTCTCAGGAACACCGAGCAGACCATCATCCGCCATGACAAGGACGGCAACACGATCAGCCGCAAGCACCAGCGCGTGCCGTTCACGATCGTCACCCAGCCGAGCGCCGAAGAAATCGCGGCGTGGCACAAGCGCACCGACGCCGTGTTCTGCCCGTAAGCGAAAGGTGAGGGGGAATGGACTTTCTGACACTCTGCCAGGAAACGGCCCGCGATTCAGGTATCGTCGCGGGCCTTCCCTCTCTCACTACCGTTGCTGGCGCGACAGGCCGCATTGCGCAGCTTGTCGGCTGGGTGCGCGATGCGTGGATCGACATCCAGAACGAGCGCGAGGACTGGCTGTGGATGCAGCGCCGCTTCACGGCCAGCCTCACCGCCAGCAGCAGCACCTACAGCGCGGCCTCGCTCGGGCTTTCCCGCGTCGGAAGATGGGACACAGGCCGGCCAAGCTTCAGGCCGATGTGGATTTACGACCCGGCCACCGGGCAATCCGACGAGAACGACATACCTTTCATCCCCTACGATAGCTGGATGAAGACCTATGAGCGCGGCGCGCACGACGAATCGCGCCCTACTTGCTGGTCGATCTCGCCGCAGAACGAATTGCTGTTCGGCCCGGTGCCCGACAAGGCATATACGATCCGAGGTGGATATACCCTCGCGGCGCAGGAACTTACCGCCGACAGCGACGAGCCGGAAATGCCCTCGCAATATCACCGCGTGATCATCGCCGAGGCAATCGCTCTGGTATCCCGCAGCGACGAGGTGATCGAAACGCTCACCACCTATAAGGGCCAGTATGACCGGCTGCGCTCGGCACTGGTCAATTCGCAGACCAACACGCCGGGCCCCCTTCCATGAGGCAGCGTCAGACCTTCTACCCGCTCGAAGGCGGGCTGGATCAGGAAACCCCGGCCATTTCCATGCCGCCGGGCAGCGTCATCGCGGCCAGCAATTACGAGAGTTCGCCGAGCGGGTATCGCCGCTGCGACGGATACGAGCGCTTCGACGGCCAGCCCGCGCCTTCCGCGCTGGTATTCCGCGTAGCTCCCTTCACGGACGGCGTCAGCGCGGTTGCCGTGGGCGACACGGTGGACGGTGTAATCAGCGGCGCCAGTGCGACCGTGATCGGCATAAGCGTCGAGAGCGGCAGCTTCGGAGGTGGGGACGCGGCAGGCTTTGTCGCACTTGAGATCGTTTTGGGGGTCTTCGCGGCGGGCGAAGTGCTGGAAGTTGCCGCGACTCCTTCGCTGACGATCACCAAGGCTCCGATCATCGGCGACCGTCACAGTTCCGATATCGACCTGGCGTTCTGGCAAGCCGCGACTTCCGCGCGGCGCGCGCTGATCGCAAAGCCGCCCGGCTCCGGCAGGACACGCGGCGTGGTGTGGTTCGACGGCAAACTGCACGCCTTCCGCGACAATCTGGATGAAACGGCGTGCGAGGCGTATTATTCCAGCGCGGCCGGCTGGGTGCAGCACGATTTCGGGGAATCCCTGTCCTTCGTCAACGCCTCCGACGAGTTCGAGGCAGGCGAGACGATAACGGGCGGAACCAGCGGCGCCACGGCAACGCTCCGTCATGCCGCGAACTATACCAGCGACGACTGGCCGAGCGGCAATGCCGATGGCGTGATGATCCTCGACAGCGTCACCGGCACGTTTCAGGATGCGGAAATCGTCACGGGCGGCACGAGCGGTTCCACAGCCACTACATCGGGCGCGAATGCCGCCGTAGTTCTTCCTCCCGGAGGGCGATACCGCTTCGAGATCGAGAATTTCTACGGATCGACCGGCACCGCGGCTGTTTACGGCGTTGACGCCGTCGGCACCGCATTCGATTTCGACGGGCAAACCATCGTTCCCATTCCAACCGCCTCGGCCGACGACAGGCCGTTCCTGATCACGACCCACAAAGGGCACCTGTTTCTCGGCTTTCCCAAAGGATCGGTGCAGTTTTCCAGTCTCGGCACGCCGCGCGTTTTCGACGGCGTGAGCGGGGCCGGCGAAGTCGGCATGGGCAAGGAGCTGACCAACCTCATACCGAACGGCGCCGACACGCTGCTGATCACCACCGCGGCAAGTGTGG